GGTAAGAAGAGAATTGAGGGGTCCACACTCGCTGAGGACTACCGCAAATCAACGCAAACCAAACAATCTAACGCTCACAGAAGGGCGTCACAACCAGAGGCAGCCAGTTCGTCGACGCAATCTTTCGACGCGCGGATGACCAAAACGCAGGAGTACATCCCCGACTACGACGAGAGCAGAGCTAGAACAGAGCACTTAAAAGCAGAATTATTAGAGCTTGATCGAAAACAAAAAGAGGGTTTGCTGGTGCCAGCAGCTGATGTTGAGAGCACTTGGATCGAGGTGATCACGATGGCGCGCGGCAAGATTTTGGGCATTCCGACCAAGGCAAAGCAGCGCATACCAGACTTGGATGGAGGCGCGATGGCTTGCCTTGAAGACATCGTTCGCGAAACTCTTGAAGATCTAGCTGGAGAGGCAGAGGTATGACCAATATCCAGGAGCTGCAGAAAAAGGCATATTCAGCTTTCAGGCCACCAAGAAAACTGAGTCTTAGCCAGTGGGCTGACGAGAATGCGTTCCTTAGCGCAGAGTCAAGTGCTGAAGGTGGCAGGTGGAGAACACTGCCATATCAGAAAGGGATCATGGATGCGATCACCGATCCTGCGATTGAGCAGGTGACCGTGATGAAGTCGGCAAGGGTCGGCTATTCAAAGATCTTGAACCACGTTGTTGGGTTCCATATCCATCAAGACCCAGCTCCGATCATGTTGGTGCAGCCAACGATTGAGGATGCTCAGGGCTACTCAAAAGAAGAGATTGCTCCGATGCTGCGTGACACCCCTTGCTTAAAGGGTTTGGTGAGTGAGGCAAAGGCTAAGGATGGTGCGAACACGATTTTGCAAAAGCAGTTTCCGGGTGGAACGCTGAGCTTGGTCGGCGCAAACTCACCGCGTGGCTTCAGAAGGGTCAGCCGCAGGATTGTGCTGTTCGATGAGGTGGACGGCTATCCACCATCAGCTGGATCTGAGGGTGATCAGATCAAGCTTGGAATCAGAAGGACTGAGTACTACTGGAACCGGAAGATCGTCTCGGGCTCTACTCCGACGGTGAAGGACTTTAGTCGGATTGAAAGGATGTACAGCCAGTCGGACATGCGGCGTTATTACGTGCCATGCCCAAATCCAGACTGCGGTCATATGCAGTATCTGCGCTGGACGCAGATCAAATGGGATGACGACGATCCGTCGACTGCTTGTTACGAATGCGAGAAGTGTAATGAGCGCATCCCGCATTCAAAGAAGCGTTGGATGGTTGAGCGTGGCGAGTGGCGCAACACCAACCCGTTCAATGGCAAGCACGCTGGTTTTCATATCTGGGCCGCGTACAGCTACTCACCAAATGCTGCATGGTCGAACTTGGTGGAGGAGTTCTTGGATGCGAAGCATGATGCCGAGCAGCTGAAGACCTGGGTGAACACGATCTTGGGCGAGGTCTGGGAAGACGAGTATGCGAGCAAAATCAGCGGTGAGTCACTGCTGCAACGAGCAGCAGAAGAGAAGTATGTACATGCAGCGCCACCAGCTGAAGTCTTGTTGCTGACGTGTGGATGTGACTGCCAAGACGACAGACTCAGTTTGTCGGTCTGGGGCTGGGCGAGAGATGAGGAGGCTTATCTGGTTGATCGAGTTGTTCTTCATGGATCACCGTCCAGGCCGGAGGTATGGAAACAGCTCGATGAGGTTTTGCAGAATCCGTACGAGACAGAGGATGGCCGCAAGCTAAATATCGAGGTGTGCTGCATTGACTCTGGCGGTCATCACACCCAAGAGGTGTATGGCTACAGCCGAGAGCGTGCCTCGATGGGTGTAATTGCAATCAAGGGCATGGGCCAAAAGGGCAAGCCACCGTTAGGCAAGCCAAGCAAGGTTGATATCAACTTCAAGGGCAGAGCAATGAAGAATGGCGCTCAATTGTTCCCTGTTGGTGTTGACGGAGTGAAGAGTTTGCTGTTCGGCAGGCTGAAACACAATGATCCGGGGCCTGGATACTTGCATTTCTACCCAACTGTTGGCCCTGACTACTTCCAAGAGCTAACTGCCGAACGCCAGGTGCTCAGATACAGAAATGGCTTTCCTGAGCGCGTTTGGGTCAAGAAAAGCCAAAGTCCAAACGAGGCATTAGACGAAATGGTCTATGCATACGCTGCTTTGCACCGTCTTTATCAGAAATTTGACCGTCGCAGCATCTGGGAGCAGTTTGAGCGGCGTAATGAGCCTAATAAGGCGCCTCAGCTAGGATCAAAGCAACAAAAACGGCCTAATCGCCGTAATTTCGTCTCAAGCTGGTAGTCCCTTGAACATCCCAAACGAGATTCGGGCTGGCGACACCATTAAGTGGAGGGATGATCCTTCTACTGATGTCTTCGGCAATGACATTAAAAGTGATGAGTGGACGCTCAAGTATTACTTGAGGTTCAACAAGGGCAGCGAGGCTCACACTTCTACTGGCACAGCATTCAATACAGGCTGGGAGTTCACCATTTCTGCGACGGATAGCGCAGATTTTGATTCTGGCACTTGGTATTGGCAGGCAGTTGCCACCAAAGCGTCCGAGACCATAACGCTGGGCTATGGAAATCTTGAGGTTGAAGACAATCTCGCTTATACAAGCGGTCCCGGGGCATATGACGGCAGGTCGCAGGTCAAGCAAGACCTTGAAGCGATTCAAGTTGCTATTCGCACGCTTGTGGCGGGTGGAGCCGTACAGGAATACAAGATTGGCAATCGCAACCTCAAGCGATATGACTTAGCTGACTTGATTCAGCTAGAGGCTCGTTACAAGGCTGAAGTCAAACGTGAGGAGCAGGCCGAGCTTATTGCTAACGGCCTTGGCAATCCCCGCAACATGTTCGTGAGGTTCAACTAATCATGGGTATTCGGACTCGCCTCATGGGCTTTTTGGGTTTTGGCAATCCAAAGCCAATGCGTCGTGCATATAACGGTGCGATTGTTTCTCGTTTGACTTCTGACTGGATGACAAGCCAGTCAAGCGCTGACGCAGAGATCAAAGGCAATTTGCGGCGTTTGCGCGATCGTTCCCGCGAGATGGTGCGGAACAATCCATACGCAAGGCAAGCAAAGCGAACTACGCAGATCAACGTTGTCGGGAGTGGGATCAAGCTTCAGTCACAGGTGCTGCAGCTGCGCGGCAACAAGCGAGATAACAGAATCAATCAAGCGATTGAGTCGAAGTGGAAAGAATGGTCACAGGCCGATAATTGTGACTGCGCTGGCAAGAATAATTTTCAAGAGTTTGAGTGGCTTGCCGCTGGCGCGATGTGTGAGTCGGGCGAGGCAATTTTCAGGGTCGTAAGGCGCACTTTTGGCGAGTCAAAGATTCCGATTGCACTGCAGATGCTTGAAAGCGATCTGCTTGACGAGGACTACAGCGGTCCAAAGCTGAATGCAGCAAATGAATGGAGAAATGGCGTTGAGGTCAATGAATGGGGGCGCCCTGTTCGTTACGCCATTCTCACCAGGCATCCTGGCGACAATTTTGTTGGCGGTCATCCATCAGCAGGCGTAAAGCACCTGTTTTTGCCTGCAGAGGACATTATTCATCTGTTTATGCCGGAGCGCCCTGGCCAGAACAGAGGTGTGCCTTGGTTCCATAGCGTGATGGCTGATGTACATCAGCTTCAGGGCTACGAAGAAGCTGCAGTGATTCGTGCTCGTGCTGGCGCGAGCATTATGGGCTTCATCACCAACAACGAAGGTGAGCTGATTGGTGATGATGTAGAGAACAGTCAAAGAATCAGTGAGTTTGAGCCTGGCACTTTCAAGTATTTGAGTCCAGGCGAGTCTGTCTCTGTTCCCGACATCGACTCACCGGATCAGCAGTTTGAAATGTTCGTCAAGAACAAGATTCGCCGGTTTGCGTCAGGCTTTGGTTGCTCTTATGAGACACTATCTCGTGACTTCAGCGACACCAACTACAGCAGCAGCAGGCTGAGCCTGCTCGAGGACCGCGAGCACTGGAGGGTTGTACAGAAGTATCTGATCGATAGTCTCCATAAGCGCGTTTTCAAGGAATGGTTAAATCTGGCTGTGTTGTCTGGTGAGCTTGCATTTGCCGATTATGAGCTTCGTCCTGAGAGGTACAACAAAGCCAAATGGATGCCTAGGGGTTGGAGCTGGGTTGACCCACTTAAGGAGGTCAAGGCTTTCCGCGAGGCAGAGCAAGCTGGATATCTGAGCAAGGCTGACGTTATTTCGTCTTATTCCGGCGGCGACTATGACGAGACCATCAGCGCTCTGGCAAGGGAGCAACAGTTCGCTGCTGATGCAGGTATCCAGCTGGATAAGGATTTGGATTTGACCGACGAAGGCACACAGCTTGAGTTGCTTGAATCACCACAGGCTCAGCCCACTCGCAAACGGAGTAATGGCAAACGTAAACGGAGTTGAGATTGACCTTATGCCTACAGCAGGCATGAGAGAAGAGGCTCAGCGTTACCGGGACTGGAAGTCTGATGGCGAGGGTGGCGGCACTGATGTTGCCCGGACCAGAGCGAGTCAGATACTGAGTGGCAACGAGCTGAGTCCAGGCACTGTCATCACAATGTCAGCTTGGTTTGCGAGGCACGAGGTAGACAAGAGAGCCGAGGGGTTTAGGCCAGGGGAAGATGGTTATCCAAGCAATGGGCGTGTCGCATGGGCTGCATGGGGTGGTGATGCAGGCAAATCTTGGTCTGATGCGCGGTCAAAACGAATCAAAGCCGCTCAAGAGCGCTCCGAAGTCATGGAAATGGAGCGTCCTTATCCCAATGAACACGCAGCAAGGATTGTTGATCCAGGCAAATTTGAACGATTTAGGCGCTCTAATGACCGTGGAGGGGCTGGAGTTGACTTCATTTTTGGGATCATCGACGATGATGATCCTCTTGAGTTGCAGTCGATAAGATTCAAGGTGAGTCGTTATACGGCTAGTGAAGCTAGACAATGGCTTCGCGATAATGAATACGAACCTCTTGAGTTCGAGCCCGCCACCAACGAGAAGGCTATGGAACCTGAAACTCAACGAGCAGCACCAGATGCTTTAAGTGTGGGGGACTTTGTCTCCTGGAACAGCTCTGGTGGACGTGCTCGTGGATTGATCGAGCAAATCGAGCGAGACGGGACTATCGATGTTCCCGACTCCAGCTTCACTATCACTGGCACTGCTGATGATCCAGCAGCTCTGATTTGCCTCTATCGCGACGGCGAAAAGACTGACACTCGTGTCGGTCACAAATTCAGCACGTTGACGAAGATTGCCCCAATCAGAGAGGCAGAGGTTGAGGAAGCCTCTAAGCGCACAAAGCTTGGCGAGCCACTCAGCCGCACCGAAGCTTCTGTTATCAGGAGCCTTCCTGGCGAGGATCGGAGCTTTGAGTTCCCGTTCAGCTCCGAGTATCCAGTCAAAAGATACTTCGGTGACGAAGTATTGAGCCATGAGGCCGGTGCGCCGGACTTTATGCGCTTGAACGATGGTGCGCCGTTCCTGTTCAACCATGATCCGAACAAAGTTTTGGGCGTAGTTGAGCGTGCGTATCTCGATGAGGAAGAAAAGCGTGCTTACGCAAAAATCCGTTTCTCACGCTCTGATTTCGCCAAGCAGTACTTAGATGACGTTAAAGACGGCATCTTGCGCGGTATTTCGTTCGGCTATCAAATCGATGATGCCGAGGAAAAAGAAGAAGGTCTGCTTGCAACACGTTGGTCGGTGCATGAATTGAGCCTTGTTTCGATTCCAGCTGACCCCACAATTGGAATCGGACGGTCACTTCTTTCGCCAGATCCTGCTATGCCTGAATCTTCTCAACCTGAAGCTACTACTATTACGAATGAAGCTCCTGTTGAAGAACAGGAAACTCGTTCAGCGGTCACGACCGCATCTACACCCACTCCTGTTATGGAAGATCAAGCTCCAAACCTGGAGGTGATCCGGTCGGAGGCTAAGAAGGCCGAAAAAGACCGCGTCGCCGCCATCAGCGCCCTCGGTGCTCAGCACCGTATGGCAGACCTGGCACAAGAATTGATCGATGGAGATAACTCCATTGATGAGGCTCGTGCTGCAATCCTCGAAAAAATCGGAACCTCTCAAGTGGAACAGCCTATCCGTTCTACCGATGTCACCTCTAACGACCTCGGTCTTTCCAAGCAGGAGACTAAGCGTTTCAGCTTCCTCCGTGCCCTCAACTATCTGGCCAGCCCTGGCGATGCAAGCGCACGCCGTGAAGCTGAGTTCGAGATTGAAGTTGGCATTGAGGCCGCTAAAAAGTACGACCGTTCTTCCAACGGCATCGTGGTTCCCAACGAGGTGCTGCGCCGCGACTTGACTGTCGGCACTGCAACTGCTGGCGGCAACCTTGTAGATGATGTTCTGCTTTCTGGCAGCTTCATCGACCTGCTCCGCAACAAGCTTGCACTGGCTGGTGCAGGCATGACCACGCTGAGCGGAATCAACGGCAACATCTCAATCCCCAAGCAGTCGGCAAGCGCCACCGCTTACTGGGTTGGAGAGTCAGGCTCACCTACCGAGTCACAGCAGACCATCGAGCAGGTGAACCTTTCACCCAAGACTTGTGGTGCTTTTGTTGATTACTCACGCAAGTTGCTGCTGCAGTCCAGCATTGACGTTGAGCAGATGGTCCGTGACGACCTAGCTCAAGTTCTGGCTCTTGAGCTGGATCGCGTTGGCCTAAATGGCTCTGGTTCTTCCAACCAGCCTCTCGGCATCATCAACACCACAGGCATCGGCACTCAGTCGCTGAGCACATTCGGAACCTTCGCCGAGTACATCGGAATGGAGACCGACGTTGCTACTGCTAACGCTGATGCTGGCGCTTTGCGTTACATCATCAACGCAGCTGCTCGCGGCGCTCTGAAGAGCACCGAGAAGGCAAGTGGCACCGCTCAGTTCGTTTACGAAAACGACGAGATCAACGGCTACCCCGTAACCGTCTCCAACCAGCTCGAAAACAACGACGCGCTGTTCGGCGACTTCTCGCAGCTGATCATGGCGATGTGGTCCGGCTTGGATCTCACTGTTGATCCGTTCGCTGGCGCTACTTCCGGCACTGTCCGCATCATTGCTCTGCAAGATGTTGACTTCGCCGTCAAGCAGCCTGGCGCATTCTGCTACGCCACCTGATCCAGGTAGTTTTCATCGTTCTGACTCATGAAAGTTGAAATCTTGAGGCCAGTGATGATTTCAGGAAAGCCCGCTGACGCGGGCTCCATCCTGGAAGTCGATGAGGCTGATGCTGTGACTCTTGTCAGTCTCGGCAAAGCCATCGAGCACAAGGCGGAAACGGCCCCCGCTGAGGAGGAAGCCCCTTCTTGTCCACCCAAAAAGCCCACTCCTAAAAAGAGGACTAAGGAATGAGTATTGGAAACACTCGACGAACTTTGACAGTTCTGTCTTTCGCTCCAAATGACGTTGTCACTTCAACTGGCAATGAGACTGGCGTTGATCTCCTCGACTTTGAGGGTGACATCACTCTGATTCTCGACGCTGAGGCTGGTGGATCAGGCATCACCTATGCCGTAAAGGTGCAGGACTCTGCTGACAACAGCTCTTTCGCTGATGTCAGTGGTGCTGCTTTCACCACTACGACTGCCAACACTGCGCTCGTCGAGACTCTTACGGTTAACACCGATGAGATCAAGCGTTATGCGCGTGCTGTCATCACTGTCGCTGGTGGCACTGGTGCAGGTGCTGTAAGCGTTACCGCTCTGGGACGCAAGAAGTACAACTGATCCCGATTCATGGCCCTCGCGTTTGCGGGGGCTTTTTGTATGACTCTTTCCTTCACCGAAGACTTAGACGCTTTTTTCGACACGCCGGGATTCACGGTGCCAGTGATCTTTGGCGCAACGACAAGCGTTGGCTACTTCGAATCTCCAAACGAGATTATTGCTGACGGAGTCGTGCTGACCACTGATTACGCAGTTGTGGTCAAAACTTCTGATTTTTCTGCGGTCACGCGAGGAGACACGGTAACCGTTGAAGGCGTTGATTACACCGTCAGAGAGCCAATGCTTTTAGACGACGGTAAAATCATGCGGATCATGCTCATGAAGGATTAAATATGACAACCAAGCGTGAAAACATCCTCTCTGCTATCGCTACTGCTCTTTCAGGCACCTCAGGAGTAGGCACCAGGATTTACAGGAGCCGTGTAGAGCCGTTAAGCCGAGCCGAGTCTCCAGCAATTGTTATTGAGCCAGTAAGCGACACCCCAGAGCAAAACACCAGCCTGCCAACTCTCGACTGGACCTTTAGGGTTCGCATCGTTGTCATAGAAAGGGCGACAGTCCCCGATCAAGCTGCTGACGACACAATTGAAAGTTTGCACTCAAAGATCATGTCTGACCTGACGTTGGGCGGGCATGCGATTGACGTGGAGCCAGCCACAACAAGCTTTCAGTTGCTTGAGGCTGATGAGCCAGCTGGGGTAATTTTCTGCGAGTACGACATTCGTTACCGCACGCAGGTCGGTGATTTAACTCAGTAAACAGTCAGGGCTACGCTGAACCTAACCACCCTCTGCACTTACCATGTTGGATGAACACACAGGCTTTGGCGGAACTTATCTGCTCGATCCTGAAACTGGCGTACGCACCCTGATTCAGCGGACGCAACCACCACAACCGTCACAGGAACAATCTGATGGCACTGCTACTCCGCAAACGACTGATCGTCATCGAGACGGAGTCGAGCTACGGGACGGATCCGACTCCGGACGGAGCCGACGCCGTTCTAGTAAGGGATCTGACAATCACTCCTCAAAGCAGTGATGTTGTCAGCCGCGACTTGATTCGTCCTTACCTAGGCGCCTCTCAGCAGATTTTGACGAACACTCGCGTTGAATGCACATTCAGCGTTGAGATGGCAGGGTCTGGGACTGCAGGCACTGCTCCTCAGTACGGCAAAGCACTTAAGGCTTGCGGCTTATCTGAAACTGTTGCTTCAGGCACCAGCGTCACTTACGAGCCAGTCAGCGCTGCTTTCTCCTCTGTAACCATCTACTACATGATTGATGGTGTTCGCCACAAGGCGACAGGCTGCAGGGGAACGGTCTCAATCAGCGCTGAGGTTGGATCAATTCCTACGCTTGATTTCTCGTTCATTGGTATTTACAACGCACCCGACGACAGCGCTCTGCTGACACCTAGTTATGCCAATCAAGATGACCCGCTGGTCTTCAAGAATGGCAATGTGACAGGCTTTCAGCTCCTCTCATACGCTGGAGCACTGCAAAGCTTCTCCTTTGACCTAGGCAACGAAACTGTTTACAGGGAGCTTGTCGGGGGAACAAAAGAGGTTTTGATCACTGACCGCGCCGCTAGTGGCTCAGTAAGTATTGAAGCAGTGCTGCTGGGGACCAAGGATTACTTCGCCTCTGCCGTCGATGATGACGCCGCTTTGGGCAATTTGGTCTTCACACACGGCACCACGGCTGGGAACAAAGTTCAATTCACCTCAAGCAAGGTGGACATTGGCGATGTGTCGTATGGCGACTCGGATGGAATCGCAATGCTGGAGATCCCTTACACCTGCGTGCCTGACTCTGCTGCCGGAGCAGAATTTGATCTGGTTTACACCTAAGGGTCTGCCAGGTCACGAAGGGGGATGTGGGAGCCTTTGCGGGCTCCCTTTTTTTGTGTAAGCTGAGCCAGCTTATGCCCTTATCTAATGGCTTTTGTTCGTAAAAAGGTTAAAACCTTCAAGTGGCCTGTTCAAGTTCAAGAGCCCAGTGACACCAAGCCAGGAGAGTTTGAAACATCTGAGTTTATCGCCATCTTCAAGAGAGAAAAGATGTCGAAGCTTCAAGACAGTAAGGACGATGACAATATTGGTTTGATCAGAAAAGTTCTTGTTGGCTGGGAAGGCATTGTTGACGAGGACGGAGAAGAAGTCCCGTTCAGCGATGAAGTGCTCGAAGAACAGGCGGATGACGCTGATTGGATTAAAGCTGTGTTGAATACTTATGCAGCGACTTACGCAGAGGCAGAAGCGGGAAACTAAAAGCAGCCGCTGCTTATTGGGCCTCAGGTGATGCCCCTGTCGAGGACAAGACAGGGGAGGACGCAGCGGCTTTTGGGTTGGCTTTGCCAAAGCAAAAACCAAAGGAGTCAAACGACTTTGAGGTTTGGGAAGAGAACTGGGAAGCAGTAATGATGTTTTTGCGCATGCAGACTCAATGGCAAGTGACCATGGGTGGGTTTGTTGGCTTGAGATATGAGGTTTTGCTGTGTTCCGGGGGCTTGTTTGACCTCTACAATGTGGAAGATCGTCGCGACACGCTGGAACGTCTTCAAATCTTGGAGGCAGCAGCCCTTAACGAACTGAGGAAGCGCTCTGATGGCAAAAGTTAAGACTCTTTCCATCGAGGTTGACTTAAGGGATAAAGGCGCTCAGGCAGTAATTGAAAAGATTGGCGGCTCAATTAAAAGGCTGCAAGTAATATCTGGCCCAACCAGCCAAACAATTCAAAAACTTAGGCAACAGGTAACTCAGTTAGGGCAGAAAGGCAATAACAGCATTAGCACCATTGAAGGTCAGATTGGTGCTTTGCGTGGATTAAGAAGAGAAGCGGATTTAAACAGCAAAGAGTTCAAGGAGCTGACTGCTGATATTGATAAATACACCCAAAAATTGAAGAAAGCCCAGGGCCAGAAAAAGAAGGGTGGACTCGGGGCTAGAGCCACCACTCAAATTGCTGGAGCAGTTGTATCTGGCGGTATCTTTGGAGGGCCAGAGGGTGCGCTTGGCGCAGCAGGAGGCGCGATTTTTGGGGGCGTGCAGGGCGCGTTTGCTGGAGCAGCTATTGGCGCTCAAATGGGAATGCTGCGAAAGCAATTGGGCGAATTCGCCTCTTACGCAGCACAACTTGAAAAACTAAGAATATCTCTGAGGGGAATAACTGGAACGCAGGAAGCATATACACAAGCGCTAAGCGCTTCTACAAAGGTAACTAACGACTTCAATATTCCGCAAGATGTTGCGATAAGAGGCATGACTCGCTTGACGGCAGCAGTAAAGGGAGCGGGTGGCAATATTACCGATACTGAGCTGGCATTTAGAAATATCAACGCTGCAATTATTGCTACTGGTGGTGACGCACTGCAAGCAGAGGGTGCTATCACGGCTCTCGTACAAATTTTCTCAAAAGGCAAAGTCTCTGCAGAAGAAATTAATCAAATTGCTGAAAGATTGCCTGGTGCTTTTACAAAAATTGCTGACGCCTCGGGAAGAACAGGTCCTCAGCTCACAAAGGATTTGCAGGACGGAAAAGTTGGGCTGAATGATTTGATGCTGTTCCTTAGGCAGCTAGGGGTTGACTATGAAGAGCTAGCTTTGAAGATTGCTGCTTCAGACGAATCAGCAGGAGCGAGACTCGGAGTTGTGTACGACGATTTGCGTGAGCAGCTAGGAAGTGCTTTGAAGCCAATCGGAGCTGAACTGCAAAACGCACTTAATGATTTTATTAAAAAGAATGGGCCTGATCTTGTAAACACAGCCAAACAAATAGGCGAAGCTTTGATGTTTATAGTTAAAAACAGGGGTGCAATTAAAACTGTTGCCGAAATTGCAGCGAAGCTTCTTCTCGTAAACCTTGCCATCAAGGGACTGATCGCTTTAAAAGGCCCGGCAAGGCTTACGCTTCAGATGCTTCAAGTGCAGTTTGGAACAACAGCGGCTAGGGCTAGGCTTGCTAATAAGCAGTTGCTGGCTGTTAAGTCAACACTTGGCTCACTTGCTCTTATTGGGCTGGTAACTGTTGGAGTCGATATTGCAATAACTGGATTTGCTAAATTGCAATCAACCCTTAAACAGATAAGAGAGCTAAAAAATAGAACTGAGGGGGGTGCTGCTGCGCGCTTTGCAGGGGAAACCCGTGAGGGTGGAATACGAAGAGTAAGTACTGCCAAAGCTACTGAAGCAGCCATTTTAAGGGAGCAAGCAGACAGGGAGTCGCTTAGCGGTAAAGCGTTAGGGGCTGCGAGAACACTTACTGGCGGCTTTCTTGGTCCTTTCATACCCGCCTTAAATCAACAAGCCGATGCAGGTAGAAATAAGTTGCTGGAGACAAGATTAAAAGAAGCGCGTGAAAACGCCGCTCTACCTATACCAGCCGCTGTAAAGAAGCCAGAATTAACTGAGTTCAAGGATCCATTTAACGAAGAAGACAAAGAAGATAAAGATAAAGGCGGCGCCAAGTCTGCAAGATCCAAAGACATATCGGAGCTTCGCAAACAGCTTGAATTCACAAAGATACTTGTTGGTCGCAACAAAGATAACTTTGCTTTGAGGGAAAAAATGCTCTTTGTTCAAAGAGCGGCAGCGGTAAGGGCCTCTGAAGAGTTAGATGCGAACAAGCAAGAGGTAGCAGTCTTGAGGGCAAGCGAAGAATTTAGGAAAGGGATGCTGCAAATTGATGAGGATAGGAAAAAAGCAAGAGAGAAAGCGGCAGAAGCTGCAGATAAAGAAGCGGAGGCAGAGCGCAAGTTGCTCGACGCACGAATGCAGCTTAGAGATCAGCTTGGACTGCTTAGCCCTGAAGAGCGCGTGAAGGCTGCACAGGACAGCTTTATACAAGACAATCCTAAAGCAACACCTAAAGATCTTGATCTAATCAGGCAGTCAATCGATCCGACGTTATTTGAGCAGGGCACTGCTCGAATCAGAGAGATGAGGGAAGAGCTGGCACAGCTTGTCAATCCAATCAATGTAGTGGCGAATGCGGGCGCAGCCATCGGCACTGCATTCACCGATTCATTCAGAAGCGTTATTGATGGCAGCGCTACTACTCAAGAAGCACTTGCAAGTTTCTTCAAAAACATTGGCAACTTCTTCATGGATATGGCCGCGCAGATTATTCAAAAGATGATCACGATGTATATCTTGAACACTTTTGTTGGACTGTTGCCAGGCGGGGGTGGAGGCGGCCTGCAGAAAGGTGCAGGACTGTTTAAGTCAGGTCTTGGCTTTGGAGGTTTTGGTGCTGCCCCTGCGGGCTTGAATACGTCGATTAATCTTGCTGGAAACGGTGCTTATTTCAGCAACGGTATCGCCAAGTTTGCCCGAGGCGGCATCGTCAACAAGCCAACAATGTTTGCTTACGCCGATGGCGGCGCCGGTCGTTTCGGAATTATGGGCGAGGCTGGCCCAGAAGCTATCCTTCCTCTACGTCGCGGTCCTGGCGGCAAGCTAGGAGTTGAGAGTTCTGGCGGAGGAGTTAAGGTAGGCACAATCAACATCAACGTCGAGAACACCGGAGAGAACTTGTCCCCCGCAGCCCAAAAACAAATCGCCAATCAAGTAAGGGGCATTGTTATCGGCACTTTGGCCGATGAACGTCGCAGTGGGGGAATGCTCTGATGACTTACTTGGCTTTCAATGACATCAAGTTGGACTTTGCCACTCAGGCAAAGCGCAGCACAAGAATACAAAGAGCACAGTTTGGTGATGGTTACTCGCAGATATTGACAGACGGCTTGAACACTGATGTTGAGAAGTGGGACTGCACATCGGCCCTGCTTACAAATGATGAGGCAAATTCAATTGAGAGCTACTTGCTTTCCTTAAGGGGTGCTGCTATTCCATGGACACCGCCTTTGAATACTAAAACTTTTTCAAGGCCATTTGAGAGCGGAAAGCTGCACTTGGGATATACAAATATAAGCAGTTTGACGCTCACAGGTTTTACTAGACCTGCAAACTACAGGGCAAATTTAGTCACCGGGCTTTTAACTTCTGTCGATATAGCCAATGGCACAGTCGTTGCAATTACACTTACGCAGTCACCCAAAAATTACGCTTTAGATTCTGGCTGGACGTTTGAGCTGGTTACCCCAATTTATTCTCGACTAAAGTTTAGCTTGACGCAGGTGTATGTATGACGCAAACCCCGCCAAACGCTGAAACTTTTAAAACTGAACTGCCGCAAATTATTGATCTATTCACTCTTGACATTGCAGCTATTTTGCCTCCAGGGTCTTCAGACCAAAGCATTTATAGATTCGCAAACTGGTCGCAGGTCAACGGGGCTGATGTGGTCTACAAGACTCATTCCTATACGGCATTGCCGCTTGAAACATCTGGGTTTGAGTTAAATACAACCGGCCAGCTGGCAAGACCTAGTATTACTTTTGCCAATGTAGGGCTTGGAATCACTGCTCTGACCAATACCTATGATGATTTGGTTGGCGCGACTGTCCAACGTATTCGCACTTTGACTACCTATTTAGATGGCGCTCCTGGCGCTGACCCTAATGCTTTTTGGGGGCCTGATGAGTGGATCGTTGAGCAAAAAAGCAGTGAGAATAAGCTGGCTATATCGTTTCAGCTAGCCATACCTTTTGACCTTGAGGGTCGATCTTTGCCGGGGCGAAGGTTGTTGCGTGAGCAATGCCAGTGGATTTACAAAAACAGCATTGGCTGTGGCTATGCAGGCAGTAGTTTTTTTGATGCTAATGATCAAGTCACTACAGCTGCAAATGATGTTTGCGGCAAGCGTTTAACGAGCTGCAAGCTACGCTTTGGGAGCACTTCACGTTTGCCTTTTGGCGGCTTCCCCGGCCTGACCGACGCAATGGGCTGATTATGCTTTCTTCTTTTAACAACCCGACTACGAACGAGCAGCAAGCCAAGATTCGGGAATGTGCAGAGGTTGCACACCCTGTTGAAGCGTGTGGCTTTGTTTTGAACAATGGAGACGTTGTTGAATGCACTAACACGTCTAAAGAAGAGAACACTTTTACGATTAGCGCTGAAGAGACTGCTTTGTATCTTGACGACGCGGCAGCGTCTTGGCATAGCCATATCGACTATGGGACCGTCAGTTTCGCGGACATCAATGCTTCCAAGGCATTGAACCTGCCGTATGCAATTTTTAATTGTGCAGGCACGGAGCATTTTTACTTTGATCCGGGTCAGTCAGCTGGCTTGCTGGGGCGCCCATGGCTGTATGGCGGTTACGACTGTTATTCAGCAGTGCGTGACTGGTACAGCCAAGAGATGGGTGTTGCTATGGGCGACTATGAACGCTTGTACGAGGGCGAATGGGTGCAGCGTGGTTTTACCCACTTTGAAGACAACTTTGCGGCTGAAGGCTTTGTGCGGATCCCCCCGTCAGTGCCGTTGGAGCGGGGCGACGTGTTTCTTATGAAGATTAAAAACGACGATGCTTGCAACCATGTCGCAGTGCTGGAAGACCCAGAGGCCAATCAGATTTACCAGCATTTAGTAGGCCGCAAGTCTGAGGTGATGTCCTACAGCGGCTATTTCCGCGATAATACGGCCATGGTCGTTCGGCGGATTGCCTAATGGTTACGATCCGATTGGTTGGTGAAGCTGGACGCAGGTTTGGCCGCAAATTCCAGCTAGCTATTAAAACGCCTGCTGAGGGCTTGCGAGCTTTGATGCTGCAGATCCCTGGCCTGCGGCAATACCTGCTGGAGTCGGGTGACAAGGGTGTTGCTTGGAAGGTGATAACTGATTACGCGCAAGATGGTATTGACGAAGAGCAGCTGTTGTGGCCGATCAGCCAGCGGTTAGTGCTTGCCCCTGTCCCTGTGGGTCGCGGTGGCGTGGGCAAAATCATTGCCGGTGTTGCTTTGGTTACTGCAGCAATCCTGTTTGCGCCTGCAGGAGCTTTCTTGGGGTTAGGCGGTGGCCTCGCCGGGGGGTTTTTGGGGCTTGCTGGAGCGACTGCAGTTGGATCAATAGGCCTTTCACTGATTTTTGGCGGCGTAGCAGAGCTTCTGACGCCAACGCCCAAGATGCCAAATGTCAAGTTTGGCGGCTCCAGCGCAACGACAGGCCGTAACCAAGTTGAGCAATTGAACTCATTTACGTTCGACAAGTCAAACGCGAACACAGTCCAAGGTGACGTTGTGCCGGTGCTATATGGGGAACGTATCATTGGTGCATTGCCTGTCCTTTCGTTCGGCCTTGAGCTGCAGAACTTCTTGTGATGGACAGTGACACTCAAGCAACAGAAGTAGAAGTCAGCGGCGCTGGCGGTGGAGGTGGCGGGCGGTCACAGCCCAAGACTGTTGTTCAGCAAACAATTGTTCAGGCTCCTAAGGCGCGTCAGCCAGTAGAAGCAGCTAACAATCTTTTTTCGGTTGCATTTGCCAAGACTGTTTATGCGTTATCTGAGGGTGAAGTAGAAGGTTTCCCAAACGGCATTGAGAAGGACGTTTATCTTGATGGCGTCCCAATCCGTAACCCAGACAATTCTGCAAATTTTGAAGGATTTACGCTCGACTCTCGCGATGGCGACGATGCGACTCAAACCCCTATCTCAGGTTTTAGCCAAGTAGAAAACACTGTTGGCGTAAATGTTGGGGTTACTCAGGCCACTGGAGCGATCACGCGGGCGATTACTGACACAGATACTGAGCGTGCAAGAGTCATTATTACGCATGCTGCGCTGCAGGCTCAGAACCAAGACAATGGAGACATCAATGGCACTTCTGTTAGCTACAGAATTGAAGTCAATTCAAATGGTGGTGCTTTTACAACTATTTCAGAGCCAACAGTTACTGGCAAATCAAACAGCGAATTTCAAAGGGCTTATGAGTTTGACTTGCCTGGGACAGGGCCTTGGAACCTGCGTGTTTCTCGTTTGACTGCGGATAGTAGTTCTGCTTTCATTCAAAACAGTATTTCGTGGCAAAGTTACGTTGAAATTATCGACGAAAAACTTGCTTATCCCAATACAGCATGTGTCGCGCTCAAGGTTGACGCTAGGCAGTTCAATACTATCCCTGACGTATCTGTAAAGCTGCGCGGCAAACGTGTTCAGGTCCCTACTAACTACAACGCAGCGACTCGAACTTATACAGGCGTGTGGGACGGGACATTCCAAATGGCATGGACCGATAACCCTGCTTGGATCTTTAGAGATATTGTTTTAAACGAAAGGTTTGGCGTCAAGCGTTATATCAATTCAATTGCTATTGACCCTTGGTATCTCTACACCGTTAGTCAGTATTGCGACGAAAGCGTGCCTAATGGCTCTGGCGGCACTGAGCCTCGCTTTACGTGCAACGTGTATCTGCAAAACCCAGGCAGTGTGTATGACGTATTGAATGCGTTGGCATCTTGCTTCCGTGGGTTGATTTACTACAGCGAAGGTGAACTATATCTAACGCAAGATCGCCTACAGGATCCAGTTCAGCAGTTTAGTGAAGCAAATGTCATTCAAGATGTTGCGGAGAATGGCGAGGTCTCCAGCCCATGCTTTAACTATTCAGGCTCTGCGCGTGCAGCGCGTAAAACTGTTGTTCTTGCAAACTGGGATGACCCTAATCAGGTTTACAGCTCAGTTACTGAGTATCAGCAAGATGATGAGTTGCTGGATAAGCTTGGATATAACCCTGTTGATCTTCGCTTAATTGGAGTTACTTCTCGCGGCCAAGCCTTGCGAGCAGCTAAGCACACACTGTTTAGCGACAGATACGAGACTGAAAAAGTAAGTTTTCGCATTGGAGCGGAAGGGTTAGCCGCTGGTGTTGGCGAAGTTATTCAAATTGCCGATCCACTCAAGCAAGGGCAGCGCTTGGGTGGACGCATTGTGGCGATAGATGGAAACACCGTCACGCTAGATGCAGTCTTGGCGCTGGTTGATGGCACGTCGTACACCTTGACGCTTGTTATCCCTGACGGCGAGACATTGACAAATGGAGATGGCACAAAAACTACAAGGCCTAAGCTTCAAGTTTTTAACGTAGTTAGCTCGACCGATGTCAATAATGAAGTCCAAGAGATGAGGATACAGCGCCAAAGTACAACAGACAATTTGCTGACGCAAAGCAGCAATAATTTGGTGGCTCGTGTTGTAACAAGTGACGCAAAAAACACAAAGCTTGAATTAGACGCAGCTGTCAATTCACAAATAGGCGCGTTATGGGTGCTTGAGTGGAGCGCGATGCAAGCGGCCACCTATAGGATCGTTTCAATTGCAGAAACAGAGCCGTTAATTTATCAAGTTGAGGCAATCCAATACAACCTTAGCAAGTATGGATATGTTGATAATGATTTGCCAGTAGCTATACCGAAAGATCGATTTCAGTTGCGTCAAATTACGCCGCCAACCAGCCTTGATGCAGATCTTGAGTTTTCTAATGGGCAAACATCAATCAAGGCGTCTTGGAAAGCGCCTCAGTTCAACAATTCGGTTGACCTGTTGATTCGCGGTTACAGATACCAATGGCGGAAGAGCGGGGATACTGAATGGCATGACGTGGTTTCAGTGCAAGCGACGACAGTCGAGATACCTTTGCAAAACCATGTTTTCGGTAGTTCGTACCAAGTGCGGGTTGCCGCTGTAAATCGACTTGGCACTCAGTCTGACTGGGTGACCTATGACGTTGACTCGTTCCCTGCGATTCCAGATTTAAGCGCATCTAAGTTTGGCGCGACATTGACGCATGCAAGCCAGCCAGACGGGACGCATTTGTTGATTGTAAATTCTGGAACGTGCCCAATCCCTGAGCGAATTAATGGCTATCGATGCTGGGTTAGGCCGCGCACTTTGACTTCAGGTGAGATCCCTGGCGTCAAGACGCCCGACTCTGAGGGCTGGTATTTCTTGGCTGATATTCCGCTTACTGGGTATTACACGCAAGCGTTTCACGCGCCAGACACCTATGACGTGCGCGTGAATTTTACTAGCGCAATTTTTGGCGAAAACCCTACTAATTACATATTTGACGTTGTGGAGCGGGATGAAATCGCCCCACCAACTCCAAGCAATTTCAGTGTTGTTGAGAATCAAGATAGTAGCGGTAAGCGTTTTAGCTGGTCTTTGCCAATTACCCAATATGGCAGTTGGGATCAAAACATTGTTGCAGACATCACTGGCTATGAAGTTAAATACAAAAAAGGCACTTTAGCTTTAAACAGCGTTGGGTTTGATGTCGCAACGGATTTGGTTACCGTAAAAACTTCAACGGTTATTGGAACTTTAACCAACCAACATTTGTTGAACAAGGGCGATGAAATTGTTTTCGCCGTTTCTTCTGGATCGCTACCAACTGGGGTTGCAGCAGGAACAACTTATTTTGTGGCGAACGATGGATTTACCAGTACAACTTTTAAACTTGCCGCCACGAATGGAGGCGCTGCAATTAATTTAACTGGCACGGCGACAGGCACATACAATGTGTCAGCGCCAGCAGCTTTAAAAACACGTTTAGACACTCAGGCAACTTGGGGCGCAGGCATTGAATTAGCTTCTGGAGGTTTGCCAGCGCAACAGCAATGGTTTGAAACAGCTTTGTTTGATACTGACAGTTTTGTTGTCATGGTCAAATCAGTTGATGCAACTCAGTGGCGAGCTGACGTCCCAGCTTTTGTCCTTGTAAACATTGGGGCTCCACCAGTTAGCAATGCAGTTCAGTCTATCGATGCTAAAAATGCACCGTCTAATGATTGGCCTGGAACGTATGACAATTGCTCTGTGGTTGGTGGCAGCCTAGTTCAAACCAATGCTGAGTTAGACAGTATATTTACTTGGAATTTTGACAACAACAACCTGCAAAGCGCTTTGTTGTTTAGCACCACATCCACTGCAACTTATGCTCATTCTTTAGTTGCCCTGACCGGTCAAGCCACTGAGATCACAAAAGAAGATGATTTTAATTTGCTCAAAGAAGACGGGGACAAGCTTGTTGGCGAACAACGTTTTTACAGTGCAACAGAACTTTCAGAGGGCGGCATCGTTCACCCTTATGCACCGTTTGAAAAACTGCTTGGCGATGTTTACCGCGTTGAGACTCGATTTAAAAGCCCAGACGGTGGCGTAACAGCAGGCAACATTAGTGCGTTGACTGCACAGCTGGACTACCCAGACGTCATTGAGAAACAGAACGATGTTGTCATTGGGGCGTCGGGAACGGCGGTATCTCTGACCAAGACATTTAGGGCAGTTGCGAGTGTGTCAATAACTGCTTTGCAGACGGGAGGCAGCCCTTCAACTGCTGTGACTGCTGTTGTAACGGCCAAAAGCACGAGTTCCGTTACCATTAAGTGTCTGAACTCCGCTGGCACCGGGGTCACTGGCCTTGTTGACATCACTGTGATTGGTTACTGATGGCTGACGCACGCATTTCGCAGCTCCCAGCAGCTACAACGCTGGCCAGCGCTGACATCATTCCGTTTAGCAGTATCAGCGCAAGCGAAACGCGCAAGATCACAGCAAACAACCTTGGTCTTGCATTGACCACGTTGGGCTTATCGGTTGGAACGGCTACTCCAGGCACGCCGTACACAGGTCAGCTTTGGGTCAATACCTCAACAAACCCGCCAAAGTTGTTTGTCTACAATGGCGCAACTTTTGTTGAGATCAGTTTTCACCCAGCAGACATTGGCACTAGCGCTGGAAGCATTGCAACCAACCCTGGCAGCAGCGCTCCAACAACTAATGCCTTGGGGCAGCTATGGCTTGACACAAGCCAAACGCCTGACGAGCTGAAGGTCTTTGATGGGTCTGCGTTTGTCCGCGTTGATCCGCAAGGCATTACGCAAGCCGCAGGTGATGCAAGGTATTTAAGGATCACAAACGCCAACGCTAATTTCTTGCAATTAGCCGGTGGGACGCTGACGGGCGATTTGACGTTGGCAGGCAATCCAACCACGAACAACATGGCCTCAAACAAGGCTTATGTTGACACACAGATTGCTGCTATCCCTGCAGCAACAGATTTAACACCTGCTGGAACGGTTATTTATTCAGCGAGGTCAACAGCTCCAACTGGATATTTGCACGCCAATGGTGCAGCAGTTAGCCGAACAACATTTGCGACGTTGTTTGCTGCGATTGATACGACTTACGGCGCTGGTAACGGCTCAACGACGTTTAATGTTCCAGATTTACGTGGCGAGTTTCTGCGTGGATTAGATAGCGGCAGAGGCGTTGATAGCGGTCGAGGGCTTGGAAGTGCTCAGGGCGGTCAAAACGCTAGTCACGATCACAGCGTTAGCGGAACAACTAGCACAAAAAGCTTGACAGGCTCTTTCCGCCCAGGCACTCACAGTCAAATCAATGCAACTGGTGTCTTTTCAGACGTTGGCAACGTTGGGTCGGTGGAGGGCCATGACGCGAATAATGGTCGTCAAATCAACTTCAATGCAAGCCACAACCATACTTTTTCGGCCACTACCAGTAGCAACGGTTCTGAAGCACGCCCGCGCAACATTGCCTTGCTGCCCTGTATCAAGACCTAAGGCAGGGCTAAAATCTGGTTACTGCACGGCTGAGCTATGGCTGACGTCAAAATCACAGACCTAGCCGCGTACAGCGTGCCAACAAGCACTGACGTTTTAGCGGTAGTTGACGTAGGCAGTGACCTAACCAAAAAAGTCAGCATTGCTGACCTGATGGAGAATGCAGGCACTGGAACGGCGGCGGCTCCTGGCATTTCTTTTGATGGTGACAACGACACTGGTGTTTACCACCCAGCAAATAATCAGGTTGCTTTAACGGCTGGTGGGACGCAGGCGCTGTTAGCAGAAAGCACTGGGATCACCATTCCGGGCAACCTAACGGTGTCTGGAACGACCACGACGATTGATACAACGACGCTGGTTGTTGAAGACAAGAACATTGAGATTGGCAAGGTCAGCACGCCGAGTGACACGACTGCTGATGGCGGCGGAATCACGCTGAAGGGTGCAAGCGATAAAACAATTACTTGGGTGAACAGCACTGATTGCTGGACGTTTAATCAGTCAGTGGACGTCGGCGGCAACGTTCGAATCGACAGTACGGGCAAATTGGGTGTGGGGACGGCGAGCCCTCAAGATTTGCTCCACCTTTCTGGCACAGTGCCAGACATTAGGTACACCGACACAACTGGCGATGAGTACAAAGTTGGAAATAATAATGGAGTTTTTCGCGTCTATAACGTAACGGATGCAAATACTCCATTTGTGATAAACGGTGCGGGCAAAGTTGGTGTTGGAACGACAAGCCCAGTATTTAAGTTTCACGCTAATGAAACAAGCGGTTCATCTATTGCTGGGTTGTTTCAGACAAATCAAACGGAGTCTTTTATCTCTTTTGCAGCAAGCGGGACCACAGCCACTTCAACTGTCCGCTTTGGCGCAAATGGAGACAACTTAATTGCATTCGTGAACGGCGGTGAGCGCCTACGAATCGACAGCTCAGGCCGAGTTGGAATTGGAACGTCGACTGTCGGAGCTACCTTGCATCTAAACAATGCTACGGAAGGCGATGTCTATTTAAAAGCTAACTCAGGCGACGGCGGAGCTGATCGAGGGTTAGAAATTAAATCAGGCACCGGAGCTTTTACTGGATCCAAGCATATCTTTGACGCAAAGTCGTCAGGCGGCCAGCTTGAATTTAGGACTGCAAGCTCTCCAGCATTATTTATTAACCAGACACAGCAAGTAGGCATTGGCACGACGTCGCCTTTGTCAAAACTTAACATCAAGGGAACACAAGGAAATTGGCGTGTCGACCCTGATTCTGTATCTGGAGAAATCCAAGTTCTTTCCACTAACACAGCTAATTCAGGTTTCATAAATTATAGATTACGCGCTAATGATAGTATTTTTGAAAATGGCGGCATCGAGCGCCTACGCATCAACAGCTCGGGCAATGTTGGGATAGGCACCTCAGCGCCCTTCGACACTTTGCAGGTAAAAACAGGAGCTAACGCAAACTTCCTGTTTAGCACTGCTTCTACTGAGCCAAGCCTTGAAATTTTTAATGATGCAGGAAACACAAATGTTCCATTAAACATAAGAGCGTCGGAATACAAATTTAAAATTCAAGGCACCGAAAAAGTACGAATCGACAGCTCGGGCAGGTTGTTAATAAACAATACTACTGCAGGCGATAATCATCCACTTCAAGTTACGGCTTCTAGTACAAGTAATGCTATTGCAATTATTGGCAGAGCGGCAGATGATATTGGTTCGCTGACTTTTTACGAAAATGATAGAAGCACAAATCTTGGTGAGATTCAATATCGCCAAGATCACGTTAATTTTAGACACCGTGTAGGCGACATTCGTTTTGCAACTGGTGGTGTAACTGAGCGCATGCG